AAGACACTAACTACCGTCGTGGTGTTAGTGAACTGAGGAAGAAAATCACCAGCGTCAGGAAAGAACCCGAAGAGATTACACTGGAACGAGTCGTTCGAAAGATGTCAAGTCAGTTTTCAGTGGCAAAGTGGATATACTATAGCAAAGGCACTCGGAGAGATTGCTATGGCATCAAGCACAGCAGAGCGCAAATGATCATGAAGATAGACCACACAATTCATGACTGTCCTCGGCGGTATGAGTGCGAGTGTGACTTTAACGTTGTGGCAAGCCCGTGGGGAGAGGAAGAGCGAGTGACCACAATTCGGCGAGTTTGCGACAATGTACGGAAGACCTCGAAGGAGATGCATGAGGAGATAGCAGAGTGGCTAGAGAGGATGTACATAATCACTCCAGCCGGGCTCTACGCCAAGCGGAATGGAAACGACAAGCATTATTTGCTTCGGAAGTTGCGACAGAACATTGAGGAAGCAATTCCACCATTCCGTTATTCTTATTCGCCCTCATCAGGTGAGCTCCCCCCCATTCACATGGACGTGGTGAATTCGGTGCGAATGGCCGATTACATCTATCTACGTGAACGAGATCCTTCCGTCACGGTGGAAGAGCTAGCGCAGCACGTATGGGAGCCGAGCGTAGTGGCACCCAACCAGCTTTATATTCGAGGTGTCAAGTCACTTAGGCACCTGGCTCTCAAGCATCTAGGAGAGCACCATCGGATCCTTGGTACTACAAATGGTCGGCTACATGTGACCTCAGCGATGGGAGGTCTGTACCGCAATCACAAATATGCGAACACGATAGCGGACATGTGTCGTGAAACCAGAGACGTTACGCCGCTTCAGCAGGCTGCACTAAGGCATACCGACGAAGCGCTCGATCGCCTATATCGCGCGCTCGGAACATCGGATAAGATAGCAACGGTGCCCGCAGAAATTCCCCAAGGAGCCCTTAAGGAGGTGCCAGCTCACGCCTCGAATGGCCTTTATGAGTGTGAGGTCCAGAAAGTTCCGGGACCGTCAGGGGTTACGTATACTGTCACAGCTAGAGGGCAAAAATTCGAGAGTTATGAGCAGGTCATGATGGCTTTGCTAGAACACATGGACAAGCGCAAACCGTTCATGGTGTATTGGGCCGTGTCACCTAAATCTGAAATAAAGGCTTCTTTCGAAAAACAAATGAATGATGAAGACTACAATAAGTGGTTGGCCAAACACAGAGTCTTTATCATCCCATCGTCGGTGTTCATATATGCGGAGAGGATGATCCTCTACCTCCGCAAGGTTCTTGAGCAAAACACTGATATCAAGATTGGGTTCAAGTGGACGAGAGGAGGGGCCGATTTTCTGTTCAAGGGGATAGATTTGAAGAATGCAAAGTTCGCTCAAGGGGATTTTGATAAGTTAGACCAGACGATACATCAGATACTCATGCGGCTGTTCTACTCGACATCAATGGTCTATTATAAAGATGGACCAGATGCAGATGTTATGAAATGGCTGGCGTCAGAACTTGTCAGTCATGTTGCGGTTCGCCTCACTCACCTGTTCAGTGGGCTGTGGGGTAGGATCTATGGTCAAATGCCGTCCGGTGCCTGGGGTACCTCACATGGTGATTCCTGGATAGTACTCTTTCTCTATTATCTATTCGTCTCTTGTGTTCTGTCAGAGATGAAAGATGAAAGATTGCTCATTCAGATCGAGGAAGAGTTTATATGGAGGATGATTGCTCTAATCGTGTACGGAGACGATCACGTCCTCGTGACCACGCCTCTTTCTGACCCCTATGTAGGCCAAGCTCGGTTCGCAGAGTGGCTTGCCCAGGTGTGGGGTATGAAGATAAGGGACATTGAGACGGATGTCCCGCTTATGTCAGCTGTGCGAAATGGTGAGATAGTTCGAGAGTACACAAACTCGACACCTTGGAGGGATAGCAACGGTCACGTTATCCGTTCAGGAGTAAAATTTCTCAAGACCTATTTGATTGAGAACTTCCTGGCCATCCCATCTCCCCCTCAGATGTTGCCCTTTCGTCCTAAATCTGAGGTCTGCATCAAAGCAGTCTGGGGCCGCACAGCCGATACTCGTTACCCCATTAACTGCCTCATGAGTTCGATTGGGATCGCTTACGGCCTGATCGGGACCAACCCCGAGGCGCACGAATGGCTCGAGCTTTTCTATTGCTCTCTCCTCGAGTACGTACCAGGAGGCGTGGAGGGAGAGGAATTCTTGGCAGAATTGAAGAACTTTGATTTCAGGCGTTATCGTCAGTACAACTTGACGGTTGAGAACATGATGAGAGGTTTTCCATCTCTTAGGGAGCTGCAAGCAAACAACTCCAAGGACCCGGAGTACCATGAGCCCCGCCGTCATGTTGCAGCATGGGACATTGAAGTTGAAGGGGAGGAAGATGAGGTCGAGATAGTCTGATGCTGGGAAAGTGAACAACAAAAACAAC